CATTGTTGAGAGCCCCACCGACAACTCCGGACAGCGAATTCCAGACCGAGGAAGTCACCGAGCGAATGGCGTTCCAGACGCTGGAGATGATCGATCGAATCGCATTGACCACGGAGGTAACCGGACCGCGCACCGCGTTGATCGCAGAGATGATGACCGAGCGAATGGCGTTCCAGACGGAACTGGTAATGTTCCGGATAATGTTCCATGCAGCGACCAGGACCGATCGAACGGCATTGACCGCTACGGTCACGGCCGACCGGATGGCGTTCCAGATCGTGACGAAGAATGAACGGATTGCATTCCACACCGTCGTCGTCACGCTACGAATGGCGTTCCATGCAGCAGAGATTGCCGCCCGAATGGCATTCAGCACCGTCTTGGTTATGGAGCTAATTGCATTCCAGACCGCATTGACAACCGTACGGATCGCAAGGAGTGCCGTCTCGATGAGCAGGCGCCAGATAGCCACATATAGCTTGATGATTGCAACGATCAACTGGAAGGCTGCGGTGATGACTCCACCGAACACATTCCAGAACGGACGCCAAATGGCCATAATGCCGGCCATGACTGCCGAGATGATCGATTTCCATACACCTGTGATGGCAGTAATGGCCGCGCTAATAGCATTCAATACCGCAGAAATTACCACATTCCAGACATTGACAGCGCCTCGGATGAATGCGCTGATGGCATTCACAACCGCCATCACGACGGCCTTGATGGCATTCCATATTGCCACGAATACTGCGGCGACGGCTGCCAATCCGGTCGAGATGCCATTCCAGACAGCTTGAATTCCTGGCCATAGAGTTCCGGTGAACCATCCGAGAACTCCAGACACAACCGCCTTGATGGCGTTCCAGATCCCGATGAAGAACCCACGGAATGTAGCGGACCTCTTCCACAGGACGATGAAGATGGCCACAATAGCAGCAATTGCGATGATGATTAGTGCGATCGGACCGAGCGCGGCAATCCAGGTGATCGCCATAGCAGCCCGGAGGATCTTGAGAATCTCGACCACCTTTGAGATCACAAGGATGATCTTCAGGACGGCTGCGGTCATCAGCAGCGCAGCGCCGACGATTCCAACAATAGTGAGGATTGTCTGCTGGGTGCCGGTGCTCAGCGACAGGAATCCGTTGAGGACGCTCGTAACCGCGTCGACAATTCCCCTCAATGCAGGAAGGAGAACTGTGCCTACAACAATGCCGGCCGTCTCCAGAGACCCCTTCATCTGCTCCAAAGAGCCCTTGAAGTTGTCCATGCGGGTCTTGGCTACGTCGGCTGCCTTCATCTTCCCCATGGCGCCAGCCATGTCGTTGAATCCCTTGGCGCCTTGGTTGGTGAAGATGGCAGCTGCGCGAATAGCGTCCGTGCCGAACAACGTTTGCAGTGTGGCCGTCTTCTGGGCATCGCTCATGCCCGCTAGCTTTCCCTGCAAGATACCGGCGATGTCGGCGAACGACTTCAGCTTGCCGGTTGCATCGAAGAACTGGTTGGCCCCATCGGCCGTGATGATGCCGAGATCCTTGAACAGTGCCTTCTGCTTGTTGGTCTGCGGCTGAAGGTTCATCAGCATCGTCTTCAGCGATGTACCGGCGTCAGAGCCCTTGATGCCAGCGTTACCCATCAAGGCTATGGCGGCAGCCGTGTCATCGAAGGAGGCGCCAATCAGGTTGGCGACAGCACCCACCTGCGTCAGCGACTGCCCGAACTCCGAGACGTCAATAGCGCTTGCGTTTGCAGCACCGGCGATGAGGTCGGCCACGTGCGGCATCTGCTGGGCCGTGAGGTTGAACTGGTTCATCGCGTTGGAGGCGATGGCAGCAGCCTTCGGCAGGTCAATCTCTCCGGCTGCGGCGAGCGCGACGGTTGCGTCAGCCGCGCCATTCATCACGTCAGGGACCGAGACACCAGCCTTGACGAGTTCCTCAATCGCCAGCGCAGCCTCACCAGCACTGAAGGAAGTGTCCTTGCCCAGCTGGAGAGCCTTCTTGGTCAGCTGGTCCATCTCGGAAGCGCTCGCGCCGGAGACAGCCTTGACGGCCGACATCCGCTGCTCGAAATTCGCAGCGGAGTTGACTGCAAGACCGAATCCAGCGGCAATCGCTAGGCCGGCAACACCTGCCACCTTGCCGATGTCACCGAGCGCGCCTCTGGTGCTGCCAGTCCGCTTGGTCAGGCCATCGATATCCTTCTGGGCCTGATCGACACCTTTCCCGTTGTAGGTGGTGGAAATAACACCGGAGGCAGTGCCAAGGCTATATCCCATTTAGCTCACGTTTCCCTCTTGGGCGCAGAGCCGGGAGACTTGAACTTCTGCGGCAGACCAAGCCACTTCGTCAACACCCTCTCCCGTTTCCTTTGGACTTCCTGATCGGTCTTTCCTGATTGATCGTTGAGCTCCGCTTCCAAGCTGGACCCAAACAATGCAACGGCACTGTCTAGGCAGTAAGCAACGTACGGGTCACTGACGCTTACCAGAGCGCTTGGTCTTACTCGCCACAGCTTTGCGTTCCGATATAGCTCCCACATTGCCGGATAGTTGTTCACGAAAGGATTCGATGTTCTTGGTACCTCCAACAGCATAATTGAAGATGAACATCTTGTCGTTTGTGTCCACTGCGTCGGCGTAGAGCACGTCAGGCGTGCGGTCGCCTTCCACGAAGGAGTGATGGTTGGGGTGCTTGGGATCGGTGTGCTGCGGCACGTCCAGGTAGGACTCGCAAGGCTCACCGTTCATGGCGATCTTGCATTTCGGAGGCATCTCAACGTGCGGCTCGATCACCACATAGCAGAGGACCCGATCCATCATCTCCAGTGCAGCCATGAGCTTCTTCGGGTCCTTGGAGATGTCGTTCATTGCCTGCGGCGGCAGGCCCTTCTTGCTCTGGATGGCTTGCGTGATCATGCCGCTGAGAGCGTCGGGAATCACGCCAGAGCTCAAGAAGGCTTCAGGCTGAAGCTGTTGTACCAGTGCTGTATTGCCGCTCGGCAGTTCGACCTCTTGATTGCCGGTCGGCCTTGCACCCTTCCATTCACTTGCTTTCGTTGCCATGCTGGCCTCCTGGGGCTCCGATGGTTGGCTGGACTATCCGGCAGGCGCCGGGTCAGTCACGGTCTCGTTGATGATGAACTCGTACAGCACGTCGGTCTTGCCGGTGAGCGTGGCCGGCAGAGCCGCACCGCTCGCCTTCGTGAGCCAGAACGCTCCATCGGACAGTTCGCCGGAGAGCGAGTCCGATGCACGAGCCTTGTACAGGATGCCGTGGAAGTCTCCACCGTCATCGTTGATGGCCTGACCCTCGCTCTTGAAGTACGGGCGCTGGTCGGTCACCTTCTTCTGGTAGGTGGTGACCGTGTTGGGCGTGATCCCAGTCGTCGTGAGAGATCCACCAGCCATGGTCTTGTAGCCCGGCAGCGCGATGCCACCGTTCTCCATCTCCCAGTTGACGCTCGCACCCTTGCCACGAATGGCCACGACCTTGTCGTCACCACGCAACTCTTCGAAGTCTTCCGACTCCTCAAAGGTCATGGTGCGGGCGGTCGGGTAATCGAGCGCCGATCCCAGCGTGGTTGCCTTGGCATCCGTGAACGGCGTCAGGGACACGTCACGAAGGCCGTACGGCAGTCCGGTATCCGGCATTATTCAACTCTCCTGTCCTTCTTTTGTTGGTCTTCGGAGTGTCCTTGTATCGCTTGGTCTCAATCAACTCTCCGGTGGCCATTGAGAACCGGTGGAATACGACCACCCCGTTGCCGGCGCCGCAGAATCCGCTGTCGCACTTTACCTCCAGAACCCCATGTTCAATGAGGATCCCGTGCAGTTTGTTCTGACAGCGGATCTCCACAGCTATTCGCCAGCTTCCTCTTCGGCCACATCCGGCTGGTCGTCACCGTTCGCCTCGGCTGCGGTGTTCGGCGGCACGAGTTCGGCCGGAGCAGCAACCTCAGCCGCAGTCGGCTGGGTTGTCCCCTGGTCTCCGCTCATCTCGCCCGGAGTCGGGCTCTCCACGCTGTTGCTCACTTTCCATCTCCTTCTGGCTTCTTGGACCTCTGACCGGTAGACCCGTCCACGACGGTTGCACCCGTGTCGTCAGTTCGAGTGCCATCCACCACGGTTTCACCCGCCATGCCCGCATCGTTCACTGCCTCCAACCGGAAGGCACCGTCCATGCGGAGGATTGCCTCCAGTGCATCCGGAACCTCCATCTTGATCCGCCACAAGTTGCTACGGCTGAACACCAGATCCTCCGGCACGTTCACGTCGTGCAACTTGAGTTCGTCCGCTGCCATGATGCGCGTGTCAGCCGCACCCTTGTAGCGCACAATCATCTCCGCCATGCGTTTGCTCCTTCCTAGGTGGAAATCCTACGGCGCGGGCTTCCACGTCAATTGGAACTCCACGTTGACCACGTTTGTCTGGAAATGGTCATCGTAGAAATCCTCTGAGTTGCCGATCCAGCGGCACTCCATTACCTTCATCCCTTCGAAGGCGACCGGCGCCACGTTCTTGAGTCCTACCTCCAGAGCCTCAACAGCTGCGTCGATGTTCTTCATGGTGCCTGGCTCATCGTGAACCCAGACAGATGCAACCTGTTGTTTCACAGGGAAATTCGGTTGCACACCAGGGTTGCGCGGGCCGTACCGGATCACTGCGAACGGACGGGTAGGCGAGTCGCCCGGAATCGCAGCACCCACCGCACCAGCAGCGAACACTCTATCAGCAGGAATGCCCAGCCCAGCCACAACAGAAGCCTTACCATGGAACCACTTCCGGATGCTCATTTGCCAGGCCCCGATCCCTTGAACATTGACTGGGCCAGCAGGGCAAAGTACTTCGGACCCCAGTATTGGATGGCAGGGTTGATGATTGCATACCTACCGGACCACCGGACCTCCAGCCAGATCCCATACGGGACTGAGTGGTACAGCACGATGGCGACCTCGTTGGTTGCGGTCTGGACTGTTGCGAAGAGTCCGTTGCGGGCATTGCCTGTCTGGTCAATCCAGGTGGCGTTGTTCCGCATCCAGCCCTGCGCACGCGGGGCGATCAGCTTGGCGGTGCTGACCATCGCAGCCTTATTTCGTGTGCCTAATGACTTCAGGTTCCCGCTGAAGTCGCCAGACCACTGGACGCCACCCGGCTTAGCCACGGAAGATCACCTCAGCCCACGTCTCATACTTCGTGGTGGCCGACCGGCCGTCATCGCGGACATAGACAAGCTCATACTTAGCACCATTCCGCATGAACCAGTCGCCGTGCCTCACGTCAGCGTTGTACTCACCAAGCAGCACAAACTCCGGCTTGATCTGCTCACCCTCAACAGTCGTCCGCTCGACCGCAGCGCTTGCCGGCTGCGGGATGAGGCGCATGATCTGCGCAGCGAGAGTAGTCAGCGTGTGAGAGATACCACCCTCGCCATCGGATGTGACGTCCTTGCGCGTAATCACCACAGATGTTGGGTTTACGTCGATGAACATCTTGGTGT